AATCCTTTTAATTGATCTACACTATACGTCATGTACTAATCTTTCTTCTTGAATCTGCATAGACTTTAGTTTTAGTCGCTTTCTGGAAATCTGCTGTTGGTAAGAAAGCCGCAATTTCCCATTCAGGTGATTCTACAAACGCAAACCGACTTCTTACATGACCAGACAAGTAATGTTTCAGACATGGTTTAAACTCTTTAAACTTTGCCGCACCTTTTAAAAGATCGTAAGTCACATCAAATCGAGTGCTTCTATTATATTTTGTGTTGTTTGTCACATCAAGTAAGCTGTCTAAAAACTTTGCGCGTAAGGTTAATGGTAAATAGTGTAGATTCAACCCCATAAATCCACCTTTGGCAGGACCTAAAACGATAACTAAAGGAAATGAATCATAGAATGGTAACGTGTCTTTACCTTTTGGGTCATAGAAGAACATACACATAGATCCAACGACAGTTCTATTCTTTAGAATGATAGGATCTTCTTTCATTAAAGTTGCACGATTGACTTTACCCATTTTAACAGCCTTCTTACGAAACCATTCACGCGACTCTTTAGTACGTGGCTGTATTCCGTTACGAAAAGCTTCTAATTCTAAGTTTTTAAAAATATTACTCATGTAGTTATTTATACCTTTTTCTTAGGTTTTTTCTTAGATTTTCTAAGAGGTTTTAATGGCTTTAATGGCTTTAGAGCTTTTTTTAGTATTCCCATTTGGGTCAAGGTGTCTTCAGTCCATATCTCAAACGCCCAATTACGATCCTTGGCATATTCTCTTGCGGCTTCCCACTTATTCATATTCTTAATATAGGTTAATGATTCATTCAAGTAACGCTTTGTCTTGTCAGGTCTTTTAGGTGGTTTAGTTTCTTTGTCTGGTTTAATTTCAACTAAACACGTTTTACCATTAGTATAAGTAATTTTAAGATCCATAAAGTATCTATGATACTTTTTATCAACATCATAGTAATATGGTATTACTGTTTCTTCAGAAGACCAATTTTTTATATTAGGATTGTTTTCGCACCAAGCGAATGAGTTTCTTTCCCATAAAGAGCGATAAGTGACACGTGTATGATCGCCTTTATACTTAGAAGGATTTTTAACTATATACTTTCCAGAGTATGCCATTTTAGTGTATAAATATCTTATATAATTCCTTTTTATTTATTAGGTTAAAAATATGCCCAAAGAAAACGCAAGCCCTTTTACATTTCCAATTAATAAGCAAAGTGACTATAAAGGCACTATTAGATTCACACCAGTTGTCTACACGCCACCTGAAATACGAGGTGCTAATATAGGTGCTGCCTTTAGGAGAGAAAATGGCAATGGTATATTATCACAGTTGGCAAACTCTACTACAACGGCATTTGTAGAAAATCAAAATGCAATTGATACTGCAAATGAATTTAATACAGATGTAGAATTGAATAATCCAAGCGACCAAGAAACATATGTCTCAGCAGCAGTGTCAACACCTCAATATGATACTGGAGTTATACTATATCTTCCATCAAGTATTAGGTTTGACGATCAGGTATCATACGAGAATATGGAACTTGGAGCAATAGGAGGTATTGCTTCTGCTGGCATTAAAACTGGTCAAGGCGTAGTAAGCTCATTGGCAAGAGGTGCTGGACAAGCGACTGGTAGTACAATAAACTTGCTAAAAGGTGGTATTGCCGATCAAGCGGCGGCAAGATTAGCGGCAACTAGATTAGCACAGAAAAGTGCTTTAACAAGTGGTGCTGTCTCAAATGCTTTAGCAGTTACAGTGAACCCTAACACCATAAACTTATTTAAATCCGTTCTACTAAGAGATTTTTCGTTTACTTTTAAACTTATAGCCACATCTCAAAGAGAAGCGATAGAGATTGAAAATATAATAAAATTCTTTCGTAAAACTATGTATCCAGGAACAATTGATTTTGATGATGTTGAAGATGGTCTAAACGTTCCCATTGGTTATAAATTTCCCGATAAGTTTGATATTACAATGAGATACAACGATCAGCCAGTAGGAACTAAAATTCTTACTAGTGTGCTTCGAGGGTTTCAGTCAGTATATAATCCACAATCTATGAGTTGGCATGAAGACGGGAAACCATCAGAAGTTGATATAACATTGTCATTTGGAGAAGAAAGAACCCTTACTCGCAACGACATAGAAAATGGATATTAATAATGTATTTTACAAACCATCCTATATCATTATACAAATTTGGAAACGAAAAATCGCAAACTGCTATTCAAAATTTATCTGTATATGTAGATATTATAGATCAAATAAAAGATGATGCTAACTTTTATGACTATTACAATATTCAAGATGGTGAAAGACCTGATACTGTTTCACAAGACATTTATGCTACTGTAAAATATTACTGGACTTTGTATTTATTGAATGACGACTTACGAGAGCGTGGTTGGCCTTTGACAGTACAAGAGATTAGAGCGAAGGCAATTAAAGATTATCCTAACACTATTCTAACTACTCGTAATAGTACGGAACTTTTTATTCATTTTCAAGTAGGTGACTCATTAATTGGTCAAACATCTGGTGCAACAGGTGTTATCATAAAAAGAAACTTGGACTTAGGACAATTAGTTGTCAAAACTACAAGTGAGGAAACATTCACTAATACTGAATTAGTCAGAGATAATAGTGATGTTGAATTCCCAGAAACTATTGAACTATCTGGGTCTACTTTAGAATATCTTGCACCACATCACTATGTAGATGGGGACAATGAACGAACGGACGTTGATCCATATTCAGAGGTTAGTGCATTATTAACTCCAGTAACATACCTTGAAAGGTATCAAAAAGATAATGACAATTTAAGAAAACTAAAAATTATTAAGCCTAATGTTATTGGACAAGTAGTTAAAGCATATCAAGATTCTGTTAGATCGACCTAATGATTACAGCAACTAAAAATACAACAATGAGTGCTCACGATTATGTATTGCAATCTGCAATCATAACTTCTTCTGTTGATACAAGAAATGCGACAGTTGATATTAAAAATATCATTACTGATATTGACATATATGAACATTTAGATAAGCCATACCTTACAGGCGAAATATTGTTTATTGATGACGCAAACGTATATAATTACATTGGGTTTTCTGGTGCAGAGTTTATAGAATTGACGTTTAGGTTACCAGACGAGGAAACAGTAGCAATAACAAAAAAGTTTGTTGTTGAAGACACAATCAAAAACGCAAGAAGTAATGATAGAACTTCAGCAGTCTTAGTTCGTATAGTAGAAGTCCATGCGTTTAATTCTTCTTTGATTAATGTAAACAAATCCTACCAAGGTAAACCAGTTGATATAGTCCAGAAAATCATTCGTGATAATTTAGGTAAAGAATTTTCTAGTCCTGTGCAAGCTGATGCACAATCGCCTATAAAAGTTTTAATACCGAATATGACACCTTTACAAGCGGCGAGATGGGTAAATGAAAGAGCGACTACTATTGATGGTGTTCCTTATTACTTATTTTCAACTTTAGCTAACGATAAATTACATATAATACCTTTAGACTTGATGTTATCAACTAATCCCGACCCTGTACCATATGTTTATTCGCAAATCACAACATCACTTGCGTCTTCAAAAGGTATAGAAGAACAAGCAAGATTAATTCAAAGTTACACATCAAAAAGCAATGATGAGATTGTTAGTTTAATACAAAAGGGATTAGTCGGTGCACAATACAATTTCTATAACCCTACTATTGGTTCTGAAATTAAAAATAATAGTGTTATACACAACTTAGATGATACTTTACAAAAACTTAAATCAAATCAAGTTATAAAAAGAAATCAAAATGCGATAACATATTCAAATAACTACAAACTAAATGAAACACCAGTATCACAATTAAAATCTAAAGTCGTTACTAAAGTAGTAATGTCTGACGTATATAGTTCTAAAAATAGTTATTCAGAAGCAGTAGATCTATCACAACACAAGTTGAAAGTGATAAACGAGGCTTTGAGAGAAACTATTACAAGAAATGCAATTGATGTTATATTACCAGGAAGAAACTTTCTTAATGGTAGATATAGTAACACTATAGGCAATCAAATAACATTAAAGTTTTTAGAAACAGCATCTAATGCTAGTTCAGGGGAAGAAAGTTTAGAAGATCAAAAAAAATCTGGTGACTATCTAATGTATGCAGTTAGACATTCTTTTAAAAAAGAAAGATACGATGTAATAGCCAGCTGTGTTAAACTAGCGGATCTTCCAAGGGAAACAAATATAAAATGAGTATCGAAAGTTTTTACGGAGATGATATTAGTAGGTTCTTTTTTGGAACTATTGTTAATAACAATGACGCTTTTTTATCTCTAGGTAGAGTTCAAATTAGAATTACTGGTATTCACAGTAAAGACATAGAAAATTCTGATCTCCCTTGGGCATCAGTTGTGGTTCCTACAACAGAGCCTGGATTTGGTGGTCACGGATCAAACACTATGTTAGAGAACGGTGCACAAGTATTTGGTGTGTTCTTAGATGGAACGGATTCACAGGTCCCATTAGTTTTAGGTTCTATTCCTTCTATAATGCGTCCGTCTAGTAAAAGTTTATCAGTATTTTCTGGAGAAACAGATCAAGCGGTACAGGCTTCAAGTCAAGACAATACACAAACAATACCGATTGGTGACATAGAGGGTAGCACAAATGCAGAGAAGTGTTTTAACTTTTTTACAGGTAAAGGTTTTACTTTAGAACAAGCGTCTGGAATTGTAGGTAACTTTGCTGCAGAATCGACTGCTTCTATTAATCCGACTATATTAAATCCGAATGATAAAGGTAAAAAAGCATTTGGTATAGCACAGTGGAGAGCTACTAGATATACAGATCTTATAAACTATTCTAACGACATCAATCAATCAAAAGAATTATTATCAACGCAACTTTCATTTGTGATGCACGAATTTGAAGGAAAAGAGAAAAGAGCTTTATCTAAAATAAGAGAATCTAGTAGTGTAGATGACGCTGCAGTAACAGTAGATAAGTATTACGAAAGAAGCGATGGTTCTGCAAGAGGTAAAAGAATTGAACTTGCACGAGAAATATTTAAGAGGTTTACATAATGTTTACTATTCCTAGAATAAGTTTAAAAAACTTAAATGAAACAGTTAAATCTTTAGATAAAATAAATAACTTTGATGTGATTGAAAAGGCCGCTACGTCCGCGCAAGAAAAGTTTAC